ATAATCCACAAACGCAGACTACTACAGAGTATTTGCAAAACTACCAAGTAGGTTCTACTGTAGATGCTACAGGTAAAAAGGTAGCAGATAATGCAGGATTTGCTAAAAAGAGAATAGAATTATTGCAAAAAGAAATTGATAATGTTGCAATGTTTGATGGTGCTACATTTGAAGATTTAAATAATAGGGCAGATAAAATGTTTAATACATTTAAGAAGCTTATGGATGAAAAGTTGGAAAATGGATTATCGTCTAAAGAACAGCACGAATTCTATACTAAATACGATTATGTTCCAATTACATACATAGACAAGATATTAAAAGAAGAAAATCCAGAGTATGCTAGAGTAGTATCAAAAAATCCTAATCAACTAAGAAAGGCTGTTTTAACTGGCGGTGCTGAAGGAGATATTCTTACTGACTACGAAAATGTATTCCAAGTATTTGCTGCTGGTCATTATAAAAGTATATCTAATAATAGGGCTGCATTAGGATTAGTTAAGTTTGCTGAAAATGTTCCTGATAATGGTATGATTGAAATCGTTAATCCATTAGTAGATGAAGAAGGTGAAGTTAGACTTGATATGGAAGGGAATCCTGTTTATCCAAAAGCACCAGAAGGGAAGTCTTACATATTCTACTATGAAGATGGACAAAAAAAGGCATTACTTGCAGACGATGAAATAACAGAACAATGGAATGCAAAATATCGCCAATCTGATGAAATTAATACATTAGCTAATATAACATTTGCTAGTTTAGCTCAAAAAATATTTACTGGTAAAAACCCTGGGTTTGGTATATTCCAGATGATTGCGTTAGACCCTATAACAGCTGCTGTTGCTACTGATGTATTTGCTCCATCTGTTCCTGTTGCGTATGCACAGATTGCACTTGGTGGAGTTGATAAAGTAGGATGGAGAGGTTCTATACAGCAGGTTATTAAAAGAGGAGACAAATATAGATTAGCTGCAAAGTGGGGTGCATTTACTGAAATGAACGCTGGTAAAGAATTAGAGACTTCTCTTTTATCAAAAGACGTTGTAGATGGAAGTAATTATGAAAAATTAATGAATAACGCTAGTAAATATAGTTCTAAGCCAGTTGAATTTATAGATAAATTAATAGATGCGACAGGTTTGGGTAAAGTCTCAGATGTAACAGAGAAGGCTACAAGACTTATTATATTTGATAGAGCGAGAGTTGTATTTACAGAAAAGTTTGCAAAAGAAAACGGAAGACAACCAAATACTTCCGAGATGAATGATATATATGCTAAGGCTGCTCACGAAGCTAGAAGAAGTTCTGACTTTGCTAGAGGAGGTAGTATTATTAAGCCAGCGTCAAGATTAATTATCTATTTAAACTCTACAGTTAGAACAGGGGTTTCTGTTACAGACCAGATTAAAAAGAATCCAGGTAGAGCAGCTTATCAATTAGCGGAAATGCTATCTATAGGCGGTATGTTAACAGCCTATAGTGCAGGTGTATTGAATATGGCTTGGGAAGACGAAGAAGAAAAAAAGAAGAAAAAAGCTGCTTGGGATGCATTGTCTGAATACCAAAAGCTAAACTACCTTAACATATACGTAGGTGGTGATGTCCCAGAAAGAGCGTTTGTAAAGGTTCCTTTACCTCCAGTATATAAAAATTTCTGGGTAGCTGGTATGATGGGATTTGAAAGCAAGGTTAACAATGCTATATACAGCAAGGCTGATTATGTTGGTGCTATTGCTAATGCTAATCCATTTGGAGATATTACAGAGATTCCTGCAAAGTTACCTCCAGGCGCTGCAGCTATGATGGCATATAACAACTTAGACTTGTTTACTAAGAAGCAAATAGTAAAAGACGAGGCTGATATACCAGATAGCATAGAAGGAGCTACTGATGAAGCTGTAAGTACTTTCTATAAAAAAGTAGGTAGTGCAACTGGGTTATCTCCGCAAAGAATGCAAGCTGCAGGTCAAAAGATATACGGACAGCCAGAAAGAAACCCACTTATATATTTACCTAAAATTGCATTTGAGTCTGCTATTGAATTAGCATCTGGAGCTCCTGTAAGCATAAAGAATGATATTGAGAAAGACTGGAAAGGCGCTATATTTAATGGCTTGTCTTTGCAGAAAAGAATGTTTGCAGGTACGCCAAACTATTATAAGTCTTTGATTGAGGGCGATTTATTGGAAATTGAGCACTTGCGTTCAAAAGCATTTGGCGCATTACTTGCAAATAAAGAAGGTTCTCAAGAGGAGTATGACAACTATAACAAGCAGATAGAAAATAAGTTTGCGGAAATAATAAAAACACTTGAACCTGTTAAAAAAGATTATCCTTCTTTATACAGCAAATTGGTTACACTTAGCTCAGATAAGCGTGGTGGAATAGCTGGAAATATATCTAAGTCTGTTTCTGCAGATATGAAAAGAAAATATATTCAGAAAAACTACGACCAAAATGTATACCAAGCCTATATTATCAATGATGCTAAGACTAGAGCAAAGTATATATTTGACCAGGCTTCAGATATGGACGCTAAAGAGAAAAGCAACTATTTTGGCTTGTTGTACAATTTAGGAGTAATGAACGCAGACAATCCTACTGGTATAGAATATATGAAGCTAGCACAGCCAAAGAATAAATAGGAGTTTTTAGGTATATTTGCGTAAACGTTTTAATATGCCTTTTATCACCTCAATTAGCATTACCCAAGGAGCAGACTGCAGTCAGTTCATTGTGACTGATACGTCTACCTATAATGTAGAGGCTACAAATACATTCTCTTCTAGAAAGCTTACAATCGTTAAATCAGATGGTACATATCTAAAGGTAAATGGTGTTACATATAACCAATACGTATGGCCTTTTGCTTCAGGTAACAGCATTACATTGAGTGGCGTAGACGACAAGAATGTGCCCTTTATAGACAAGGATTATGCTTTTAATATAACATTAGCACTTACTTCTAGCTCACCTCAGACAGGTAGCGTATACACTAAGACAGAACTTGTAGTATTGATTTGCTACATTATGAGTGCGTTCTTCTCTAATGCCAATAAGATGGCTATTAGCACAGGTCTTGAGAAAGACTACAAATTCGTAAAGGACTTACAGAGATTATTCATAGAGCAAGAATCAGCTAAAAAGGCTGGTATTGACGGAGACATTGGTGCTTCTCAGGCTTGTCTTGATAGAGGTAAGTATATTTCTGATGCACTTAAAATAGGTTACTAATGGGTTATACTATAACCGAAATATCAGATATTCTCTTAAAGGCGGATAAAACCCTTTATAGACTAGGCTCAGTAGCTTATGACGATATGTTCTCTGAAGACAGCGAACTACTTGATTATGAGAGAGATATAATCTTTTTGTACAAGAAAGCTGTTGAGTGGGCTGATAATTATTATGTAGGTAATAGTAAACTAGACAAGGTTGTAGAGAGATTAAGCGCGAAGGTGAACTTGTACGACTATGGCAAGTTAAGCCCAATATATAGCGATATAGTGGTAACTTCTAGCATTAATACAGTATCTCCATACGTATTCAAAGTTACACCATTGAATTTAGGGCTTGGTTTAACTGGTTCAACAGACTTTACAGGCACTAGCGTAAATGTTAATCTTGACCTTAGTTATATCCAAACACAGACAAGAGAAAACTATGTGCACGACCAACAAGTAGCAAGTGATACTTGGACAGTAGTACACAATTTAAATAAATATGCTGCCATAAATATTGTAGATACGTCTAATGATATTATTATGGGAGAAGTAAAATATAATTCACTAAATCAACTAACAATAACTTTTACTGCTGCAATTAGTGGTAAAGCCTACTTAAACTAAAACAAGATGAAATTTCTTACTAACATTGACTTGAACAAAAACCAGATTGTAAATGTCGCAGTACATAACAATGCTGGTAATCCATCTAGCCCTGTACAAGGCCAGATTTATTTTGATACCACAACTGGTGTTAAAAAACTATTCTTATACAACGGTACTACTTGGATTGACCTTACAGGTGATATCACTTCTGTTATTGCAGGAAGCGGTTTAACTGGCGGTGGAACGACAGGAGATGTTACGTTAGATGTGAATGTAGATAATGCTACCATTGAAGTTAATGCGGATACAGTTCGTGTTAAAGATTTAGGTATCACTACAGCTAAGTTGAATGACGGAGCTGTAACTACAATTAAGTTAGGCGATAACCAAGTTACTTTGGCTAAACTTGCACAAATTGCAGACCTTAGAGTTTTAGGTAACGTTTCAGGTGCAACAGCAAATGTTTCTACAGTAACAATTGTAACTGATTTAGCAAATGCTAGCTCAACTACACTAGCTACTTCTTCTGCAGTTAAGTCTTATATAGATACAAATATAGGTGGATTAGGTAATTTAGAAGGAGGATGGAATGCATCTAGCGGTACATTCCCTGTAGGTTCTACTCCTGTAGCAGGTACTAAGAAAGGTGATTACTGGTATGTAACTGTAGCAGGTACAACAGGCGGTGTAACGTTCAATGTAGGTGATGTAATTATTGCTGAGATTGACAATGCTTCTACTACAAATGCTGCAGATTGGGTTCAGTTGGAAGTAAATAGAGACCAAGCTACAGAAACTGTATTAGGTGTTTCTAGAATAGCTACTCAAGCTGAGACTAACACTGGCACAAACGATACAGCATACATCACTCCGCTTAAATTGGTTACATACCTTAATAATGCTGTTGGTGGATATTCTGCAAACGTAGGTAACGCAAGTGCTACAAGTTTTACTCTAACACATAACTTGGGAACAAGAGATGTAATAGTTTTAATATATGATAACTCTACATATGAACAAGTATATGCAGATGTTGTAATGACTTCTACTTCAGTAGTAACAGTTAGTTTTGCAACAGCTCCTGCATTAAATGCATATCGTGTAGTTATTAAAAAATAATAAATGAAGTTTCAAAGTAATGCCATATTTAATGGTACAATTACAGCTAACTCTGTAGCTAATGCTGGTACAAATACTGATAAGTTTTTAGTACTTGATGCTTCTGGCAATGTAGATTTCAGAACTGCTTTAGAATTGTACAATGATTTGGGTATAGGTTCCTTGCCTGCTGGTTTTACATCTACTGTAAAGCACGCTGTAAAAGCTGGTGTTGCTTTAACAAAAGGACAAGCTGTTTATGTTACAAGTGCGGATGGCACAAATATGATAGTTGGCAAGGCCTCTAACGCATCTGAAGCTACATCATCTAAGACAATGGGTCTTATAGAGTCTAACCTATCTAACAATGGGATTGGGAATGTTATTACAGAAGGGTTATTGGCAGGCTTAAATACTACAGGAGCTACTAATGCAGGTGACCCTGTATGGTTAGGTACTGATGGTAACTTAATATATGGTTTGACTAACAAGCCTTATGCTCCTGCTCACTTAGTTTTTATAGGTATTGTTACAAGAATCAACGCTAACAATGGTGAGATTTTTGTGAAGGTACAGAATGGATTTGAGCTTAATGAAATTCACGATATTGATTTAAAAACAACTACTCCTGTTAATGGTCATATCTTAGGATATAATGGAACATTATGGGTGAATAAAACAATAGCTGGATGGCTAGGATATACTCCTGCTGATGCAGCTAATATTCCTACAAGAACAGAGACTGTCTTTACAGCTACAGCTAACCAAAGTGTATTCACAGTAAACTATACTGTAGGTAGCGTAGAAGTATTCTATAATGGTTCCAAGATGGCTCCTGCTGAGTTTACAGCTACTAATGGTACAAGTATCACTTTAGCTTCAGGAATACCAGAGGGAACTATTTTAACTGTGGTTGCAAATGGCATAGGTGGTGGTGCAAGTAAAGCTGCATTCTCTGCTACAGCTCCTATGGCTTACGATTCAAACACAGGTGTATTTTCTATGCCTGCTGCTACAGGTAGCCAAAATGGATTTTTAACATCAGCTAACTGGACGACATTTAATAATAAGCAGAACGCACTTACTTTAACAGTAACAGGTAGTTCAGGTGCTGCAACTTTAACAGGTGCAACATTAAATATACCTACATATACATTGGCTGGATTAGGTGGCCAGCCTGCATTGAATGGTACAGGATTTGTGAAGATTTCAGGTACAACTATATCTTACGATAATAGTACTTACTACCTTGCATCTAATCCTAGTTCTTATATCACAAATACTATTGGAAGTAGCTTTACTATAAATAACAATAATCCTACAATATATTTCCAAGATACAGACCATAGGTCAGCTATGATTCACGTTAACTCTAATATATTCTATGTATTAAGGGGTAATGGAAATAACTCAACAACTTGGGCTACGTTTAACGGATATTGGCCTTTAGAAATAAATCTAGAAAACAACAACGCTCAGTTTGGTAATAACATCACAGCTGTAGGCGATGTGACAGCATTCTCAGATGCTAGAGTTAAAAAGAATGTAAGTACAATAGAAAGTGCGTTAAGTAAAGTATTAGCTTTAAGAGGTGTAAGATACCAAAGAACAGATATGGAAGACGATAAATTCCATATAGGAGTTATTGCACAAGAAACTCAGGTTGTTGTACCAGAGGTTGTAAATGAGAATGATAAAGGTCATTTGAATGTAGCTTATGGTAATATGGGTGGATTGTTTATTGAGGCTATCAAAGAATTAAAGAAGGAAAATAACGAACTTCGTGACATATTAAAACGAAATAATTTAATCTAAAATGGGATATACTAGAAATACAGGTCAGTTAAGTTATTTAATAACCTACGATGGTAGTGGAAACATTACTGTTCCTGCTTCGTTTACGCAAACGACTGTAACAAGTTCTATGCTGAAGGCGGACTCTAGTGGTAAGTTAGTAGCTGCTGTTGCAGGTACAGACTTTGTAGCTCCTGCTGGATTAAGTGCTTATGTTCCTACGACAAGAACAATTACAATCAATGGAACTACATTTGATTTATCGGCTGATAGAAGCTGGTCTATCGTATCAGGTGTATCTTCTTTCAATACAAGAACAGGTGCGATAACTTTAAGCAGTTCAGATGTAACTACAGCTTTAGGATACACGCCTGTAACAAATGCACGTACACTTACGATTAATGGCACTACGTTTGATTTGTCTGCAAATAGAAGTTGGACAATCGTAGCTGGTTTATCTAGCTTCAATACGCGTACTGGTGATATTACTTTATTAGATACAGATGTTACTGGCGCACTAGGATATACTCCTGTGACTAACGCTAGAACAATAACTATAAACGGAACTACATACGACTTAAGTGCGAATAGAACTTGGGTAGTAGATACATCATCTGTTTCTACAAGAGTAGTACAGAAGTTTACAGCTACTGCTTCTCAAACTACATTTACTATTACTGGTGGTTACACTGTAGGTATGGTGGATGTATTTTTGAATGGTGTTAAGTTAGACAACGCTACTGAGTTTACAGCTAGCAATGGTTCAACAGTTGTATTGACAGCTGCTGCTGTTGTTAACGATGTTGTAGAAGTCTACAAATATGGTGGACAATTCATAGCTAATAATAGCTTAAGACAGACAACTGCATTTACAGCTACGGCTGGTCAGACTACATTTACTGTTAACTACTCTGTAGGATTTGTAGATGTGTTTTATAATGGTGCTAAATTAGCTGCCGCAGAATTTACTGCGACTAATGGAACTTCTATAGTTTTAGGTACAGCGTGTGTGGTGAATGATATTGTGGAGGTGGTTGCATACAACTATACAGTTGGCGCATTCACAGGCGTGGGTGGTTCAGGTACTACAAACTATATTTCTAAATGGGCTGCTTCAGGAACTTTAGGGAATAGCCAAATATTTGATAACGGAACTAATGTAGGTATAGGAACAAATACTCCAAATGACTTATTAGAAGTAAGAGGTGGTTTTATAAGATTGTCTGCAACATCAGGTAATGGGCCGCAATTTAATTTATATTCAAATGGTCAAACAAACAACCATATTACTTTAGCTCAAGGATTTTCATTAGCAACTGATAATATAGGTTATTTATATAATAGAGCAAATGCTGCATTTGTTTTTGGAACTAATAACGCCGAAAGAATGCGCATTACCAATGTAGGTAATGTAGGAATTGGTACAAGTGCTCCAGTAGGGCCATTAGATATAGCAGTACCTGCAGTTGGAAGTGCAATAGCGGCTACAAATGCTCAACAAGCTTATGATTATTCAAGATTAAGAATTAAGTATTATACTGATTCTAATTTAGGTTTATCAATAGGTTATGCTGGAGCAAACTGGACATATATACAAGCTTGCTATAATCAAGGAAGCACTGCGCCATTATCTTTAAATGCATTTGGTGGGAATGTAGGTATTGGCACAGCTAATACAACTGGATTATTAACATTAGCAAGAAATAATAATATTACAATTAATACCTCTGATGGTAGTGATGATGGATATTTAGCTATATGTGGTGCAGGTGGAGATGGAAGCGGAAGAGGTGGACATATTTATTTATCAGGCAATGAAAGAGGAGCAGATGCAGGAAGTGCTATTTTATCTGCTGGTAATATATCTAATGGATTTGTTGCATTTAGAACTGGTGCAGATATAGAAAGAGTTCGTATTACAAATGGAGGTAATTTAAGATTTAGCAATGTACCTACAGATAATTATCAATTAGATACATCAGTTGCAATTTCAATTGCAAATGGTGGAACAATACCTTTCCCAAACTTTTCAGGACTTGTAATAGTAAACAATTTTGTAAATGGTGTTTGTGCTATGTGGCTTTGTGGAGCTGGATATACATTACTAATAGGACAATCTACTTCTGGTGCTACAGGAGTTTTAAGTTATACTGGTGGTAATGGAGGGTATACGTGGACTAGTAACTATGGTTCAACAGCAAATTATGGAGTGTTTGCAGTAAGAACAAGACCAACCGCATAAATATATTAATATGAGTTTAGTTTATACAAAAGAGCAATTAGGAGAAAAATACTATAAAATAGTAACTACAGTAGATGGGGTAGAGCATACATTTAATTGCATATTAGCTAATGATACTGAACAGGACTTAGATGATATGGTTCAATGGAATATTGACAATTTAAATGCACCTGCTGTTATTTTTGAACCAACTTATGCAGATAAAAGAAGAGCAGAATATCCTCCTATTACAGATTATTTAGATGGAATTGTAAAGGGAGACCAAGAGCAAATTGATAAATATATTGCAGATTGTTTAGCTGTAAAACAAAAATATCCTAAAACTGAATTATAATGGGACAAAATCGTGAACTTAGTAGATTTCCAAACGCAATAACAGTCCTAGACAATGGGAATGTGGGTATAGGTACAACTTCTTTTTCTGAAGGTACTCAGCCTACAGGTACAATATCTATTATACCTAATAGTTCTGTTTCTTCAGGCCCATTAGTTCAATTTGCAGGTAATGGTAGAATAAGGCCAGCTAGCACAGGAGACAGATTATCTATAGATGGGAATGCTTTATTCCTTAATAGCACATTTAATGCAAATATTATAATGGCTACTGGAGGTGGTAGAGTGGGAATTGGTACTGCGAGTCCTTGGGGTAAATTTAATGTAGTAGATGGTACAAATAAATCATTTGTAGTACAAGATGCTGGCATATCAGATACTATTGAATTAACAAACTATTCAACTGGTGGTGGTTTGAGAAACATAGCATTTACTTCATCTACATTAATTTTTAATACTGGTACTGCTGGCGGTGGTACTGCTACCGAAAGAATGAGAATAAATTCAAGTGGCGTTGTTACAACCCCATCTCAACCTGCATTCAGAGCATATAATTCAGTAAATGGATTTTGGTATGTAAATAATAATGATACACTTATATTTGATGCGACAGAATATAATATAGGAGGTCATTATAATACATCAAATGGTAGATTTACAGCTCCTGTAGCTGGAGTATATCAATTTAATTTTTATACAATAGTTTATGGTAATTTACAGAATGGTGCTATTTCTTTAAGGAAAAATGGCGGTGCTCCGACATCTGGACATAATATTCACTTTAGTCCTTACTATACTTCAGTTTCTTGGAGCAATGTCGTTTATACTACTTCATTGTATTTAAATGCTGGAGACTATATATTTTTAATAAATTCAACTGGAATACAAATTCCAATACACGGAGACGATTGGAGTTCATTTAGTGGATATTTAGTAGGATAAAATAATAACAAATAAAATATATGAATTACACAGTAACATTAACAGAGACAGAAAAAAAAGGTATGGAGTATGTAGCATTAGACCCTCAAGATTGGGTAGAGAATGCTATGAAAGAAAGAGCAAGAATTGCTGTAGATGAAATCGTAAAGTTGGCAGTAGAAAAATTCTTAGCAGCTGGTCAATCTATTCCAGGTTCTAAAGATGAAATCGTTGCAGCAGCGTTCACAAATGAGTGGGTAAAAACAGCAGCTCAAATGAATGAAGAAGCAGCATTAAATCAACCTTCAGTATAGTATGCCATTACCTTCTAGTGGAGCAATAAGCATAGGAGCTGTTCGTACCGAACTGAATGTGTCTACATCCAATTTAAGAGGATTGAGTTCACTATTGAGTAAGTCTACGCCAGACTCTTTATCTGAGTTCTATGGGTATGCCTTGCCTCCTGCAATCATAAACTATTCTCAGAACACAGGGCAGCTATATGATGGCTGTTCTATGTCTATGGATACTTATGGTCAATTAGAAGGACAAGATGTAGGAGGGTACTATTATGGCCCTTATGGGGGTGGTGGTAACGCAGGTTATAACATCACAAACTCAGAGAGAGGTACAAACGCAGGTACATTCCTAACTTTTGGTGGTAATGGTGTTATATATGCTAGAGGTAGAAGTACTTGTACAGTAACAGCTTTTAGTAATGGATATGGCTTAGGCCCTTGTCAACCTATTTATTCGTTTATAAACTTAAATGGTACAAGAGTGGCTAATACAAATACCAATGCTGGTTATACAGCTATATCGTATAGTTTTACAGTACAGCCTGGGACTACGTATAATGTAGAGTTTGGTTTATGGTACGGAAGCGTATAAATTTAAAATATAATATATGGGAGTTAAAATTTTAAAAACTGTAGAGACAAGTAGAGGTGAGACCTCAGAGGCATACGTAAGAATATGCGGTTATGTTGTAAGCAAGTACAGCAATGTAGTGTTTATGTTAGAAACGTTTAATGCTCAGTCTGATGTAGAAGGCAAGACTACAGCTAGTGAAATTAGTGAGGTATTTGCTAAATGTCCTGAGATTGGGCAGACTATATACATACCTAGTATTGATATAGCAACCTTAGAAAATGTAAGTATCTTTGCATACGGCTACGAAAAGCTAAAAGATAAACTTATAGGTTTATATGGAGCTGAAAATATTGTAGACTGCTAATAATATAAAATGGGTAATACTTTTAATACAGGTAGGTTAATTAATGGTCTGTTTACAGACGCTAATGGTAATGTTGGTATTGGCAATACAACTCCATCTTATAAACTAGATGTTACTGGTACTGGTAGATTTACAAGTACAGTAGATGGTACGATATTTAATTCAACTTCTAATACATTTAGATTTAGTGGGAATAATGCTTTATCGTTAGTTACATTAAATAGCCAAAGTGTTGTTAAAATTAATGCTGCTGGATTTTGGGGAGTACAATTAGTAGGTGCAAATGACCAAGGTATTGTAATAAATAATACTGGTAATGTAGGAATTGGTACAAATAACGCATCTACAAAATTAAATATTGTAGGAGGAACATCTAGTGCTGGTTCTGCTACTTCTGATTATACATTAGCTTTACAAGACCCAACATCTATGGCTGCTGGAGTTGGAGGTTCTGTATTATTTCAAGGGTACAAAACAGGAACTACTGCTATTGGAAACTTTGGATATATAGCAGGTAAAAAAGAGAATGGGACTGCTGGTAATGAAGCAGGTTATTTAGCATTTGGAACGTTTAACAGTTCTGGGATACCAGCCGAAAGAATGCGTATTTCTAGTGGTGGGGATGTAACAATAGCAAGTGGAGGTCAAGTTCAAACTACTGGAGGTTATTTTAGACTAAGAACTACTACTGGTACAACTACTGGATTGATAATTCAAAAATCAACTTGGACTGGTAGTGGCAGTGATTTTACTATGTCTTTTGCAGCAGAGGGTGGATATGGATTATCATTTTTTACTAATGGTAATGCTAATGAAAGATTAAGAATTACAACAGACGGAATATTATATGCATTAAATTCTGGAGTTGATGGGACTTATCAACCAATGATTGGTGGAATGTACAGTTCTAATAATAATGAAACTAATCTAATTTCAACCGCTGTTTCATCAGCAGCTAACCAATCAGGATTTAGATTTGATGTTTCCAATGGAGCTGGTTCTGCTGGTAGAACTACATCAATGACAATTAATAGGTCAAGTGTTACTATTGTTGGTTCGTTATCAAAAGGTTCAGGTTCATTTAAAATTGAACATCCTTTAGAAAGCAAAAAAGATACACATCATTTAGTACATTCTTTTGTGGAGTCACCTCAAGCAAATAACATTTACAGAGGTAAAATACAACTTATAAATGGTTCTGCTGAAGTTAATTTAGATGAAGTTTCTACAATGACAGATGGTACATTTGTACTTTTAAATAGAGAAATACATACATATACATCTAATGAGACTGATTGGGATGCAGTAAGAGGTAAGGTAGAAGGCAACATTTTAACTATTGAATGTCAAAATACAGAGTCTAATGCAATCGTATCTTGGTTAGTTATTGGAGAAAGACAAGATAAGCATATGATGGATACAGACTGGACAGATGATAATGGCAAAGTTATAGTTGAACCTTTAAAAATATCACAAAACAAATAATATGGCAAATACAAAACAATGGGTTATTGCAGCCCTAGATTGCAAACCTTCAGTAGATACATTAACAGATGTAGTATCTGTAATTCATTGGCGTAAAAAAGCTACAGAAGTAGTAGACGACAAAACCTATACAGCTGATACTTATGGTGCTTGTACAATAGGTGCTCCTGATGCTGAAAACTTTACTGGCTTTGCAGACTTAACAGAAGAAGAAGTAATCGCTTGGTTAGAAGCTACTTTAGATGTGGAAGCTATTGACAATGCATTAGATGCTCAAATAGATATTCAAAAGAATCCTCCTATCGTAACTAAAAAAGCTCCTTGGATTACTGAAGAATTACCTGCTCCTATAGCGGAATAATTCTTATATTTGCTCTATAACAAAGCAAAAACTGATGAATAAGATAGAGGAAATCTTTAAGGCTTGGGCTATAATGTTTAATCCAGACGATGCCCAATCAGTATTAGCAGCAGAAAGAATACAGATATGCGAAGGATGTGAGCATAAGCGCACTACTCCTTTTATTCATTGTGGGCTGTGTGGTTGTGCGTTGAAGGCTAAGATATATAGCCCTGTAAAAGGAGCTTGTCCAGATAATCGCTGGGCAGAAGTAGACGAAAAACATTTAAACCAATCATAATATGAAGTTGACATTAGGTGAAATCGTAGCGTTAAGCGACGAGTTAAACGGAAGAGTAATTAACCAACAAACAGGTGAACGCTCTAAAGGCTTATTAAGCCACAAATTAAGCATTCGTGCTAAACACATTTTAAGCAACGACTTGAACAAGAAGATTGCTGAAGATGTAAAAGGCTTTGAAGAGTCTCGTTTAGAAATCTTCAAGGAATTAGGTGAGCAAGAAGGCGAGATGTGGATTGTAAAGCCTGAAAAGCAGGACGAGCTGTTCAAGAAGATTCAAGAATTAGAATCTATTGAGAAGAACGTAGAAGTTCCAAAAATAAATGCTGGTGAATTATACAACATTGAAACAGAAGACTATTACCCAATCTTGTTAGACAAGTTATTAGGTAAACCTGAAGCAAAGGTGGTAGAAGCTGAAGAAATAAAATCTGAAGCTCCTGTTGTACCTTTGTAGGTATGAAAACTAACCCAACTAAAACACGAAGCCTCTTATTATTAGGGGCTTTGTTATTTTCAGCAAGTATATACTCTCAGGATATATCTGTATCTGTAACTAACAGCATTAAGTTAGGAGACTTAGCAGGTAATAGAAAAATAGAATTCGGTGTAGCTAACATCATCAGCGAAATAGTACAGGACAAGGGTTACAGCTTGAACCCTTCATCTAAAAATATTATCTTTGCCGAGTTGATTTATATGGACGTATTGAAAACTCAAAGCAACTTATCAATATTCCATAAGGACAACACAGATATCGTTATCAGAATCAAGGGCTACGTAGAAAAGGATGGTAAAAAATCCAAGGCAGTCCTAGCTGAAGGTAGCGCATCTGAGGTGTCAACTTCAACACTCCTAGTCGGTACAGACGGAAAATTTAACCAGCAGAACCTTAGCACAGCACTTAAAAAAACTTGCTATGAATTGTTGGAAAAATTGCCTCTTTAGTTTTGTTACCTTTTTATGTATAAATGTAACAGCCCAAGTCCCTGACATCTACCTACAAAGGGCTAATATCAATAGTAATATAGGTGGTACTTCTGTTAAGAAGGGAGATACTGTAGATATGGTTGTTATGTATAGAGAAAATATGTCATATACAAGGACATTGTATTTTGACTTTCAGTACAACTATAGAACATTTACTATTCTAGATGTAACAGCTTTCCCTGCAGGTCAGGATAGTAGCACGCTTCCTCAAGGCGCAGCTATCAATGTTCAGAATAACTTCCATCCTGGCTATACATACCTTAGAAACTCAAATAACTATACAAGAAATGGTACACAGAACTATTATAACGCTAATTATAGCTATTCACAGACTAGCGATAACGCTATACAGCGAATCTACACTACAGTTACTTCAAATGATGGGTTTCGTGATGGTAAGTACCTAAGAATACGTATAAGGGTAAATAATGTACCTGCAGGCACAGCCTACGATAGCTTGTATATGAACTTCGTTTCAGGATGGCGTTCAGACGGAGCTGGTATCCAAACTAATATGCCTAACCCTAGAAGCGCATTCATCACCCTAGACGCTAATGCAAATACCTTAGTAACAGGTAACTTATATAAGAACTCGGCTATACCTACTACGATAAGATTCGTAGATAGCGCAACCAATCAAGCTGTTTCTTTTGCTCCAGATGTAAATGGCGTTTTTAAGGCTGCTAGTGAGCTGAAGGCTAATACGACATATAAAGTATCTGTTAATATAGATAGCCTCCAAAATAAGCTCCTAAGTGCCATTACTGTATCAGATGCTACAGCTGCCCTAAATGAGTTTGGTAATGTAAACCTAGATGGTACGTTTAATAAGACTAACTTAAAGACAGGAGCTGGTTGGTTAGCTGCTGATGTAAACTACAACGGCAAGTTTGATGGTGCTGACCCTTATCTGTTATTAGCTCAGGTAGCCAATACAGCTTACATAGCACCAAAGGTATATACTTACAATCGTGAGCAATTTGGAGCAGACAGCTTACCTGTTCAAGACTTTGTATATTTCCGTACAACTACTACCAATAAGACACTAGATTTAAACTACCTAATCGCAGGTGATATAAACAGAAGCCATAGTTCTCAGGTAGTTGCTAGTGATGGTGCAATCAGGTCATTTAGTTTTGTAAATACTCCTGTGGCTACAAAGACTCCTATAGGTGTTTACATTGCGACTACAATAGTAAATACAGACAATATCAATATCCCAATCATCACAGAGTTAGGTACAAATAGTATCTGTGGTTTGCAGTTTGAGGTATCTTACGATGCAACTAAACTTCAGTTGCTAGAGGTGCAGTCAAATACAAATGCTTCTTGGTTAAACTTCTTTACGGATAAGAATGGCGTTATTCGTTTCGGTGGTATAGATAAAACATTGAAAGAACCATTAACAGGCAAGGGTGCGCCATATGTACTTAAATTCAAGACTCTCGTGCCTGGCGTAGATATCAACACATACTTAAATGTGACTGATAATATGGATGCATCCGACAATAAAGGTAACCAAGTGGGAATCAATTTAACAACAAACAATATTCGTTTAATCGGCACAAACAACTTCAAATAAATGAGAAAAACTACAATCCTATTCTTTATCTTATTGGCTGTATCTTGTAGAAAGGTCTACGATGCTCCTACGCCTCAACTTGCTAAACCAGACAAGGTAGGGTACGCTAATGTTTATCCTACCCCTACGACTGGCCCTGTGACTATGACATTTAACCTAGAGCCTAATACACAATACAATGTAACTATTCAGGGAATGGGTGGTAAAATATATAAGTCATACGGCATCAGTTCTATGGATGGCACTTTAATTAAGCAAGAAAACTTATCGGATTTGCAAAGTGGCAGTTATGACTTAATTTTGATGAATATTAAAGGTACGCAAACACGTACTCCAATCTTAAAACAATAAATATATGTCAGAAGAACAAGAAAGCACAGGCGGTAGTCTAAAAAAAACAATATTAGGTACTATAGCTACAGTTGTAACGGCTGGTGGGGCTTGGTTAGCTTCAACTTTGTTTGGTGGAGGAGACGATAAACCTCAACCTGTACAAGCTGCACCTGTAATTAATATTCAAAATACACAGACTCAAACGGCAGCTCCTGCTGGCGGCAAGACTGTTATCTTAAAAGAAAAGGTGATAGAAAAAGAAAAGCCAGCAAAGCCTAAGAAAGAAGCGGATGAGTTTAAAGAAAAACCAGCAGCTTGGTAATATGGCAAACAAATCACCAAAGCCTAGAGCAAAACGTAGTGTACGTTCAGGCGTAAAGAAAGCTCAATTAGTAAAAAGTAATCAAGAAACAATAGCAAGCATATGGAAAACAATAAACAGCAATCAGGATTTAAAGACCTCTTAACTAGTTTAATGGAGAAAAGATGGTATGTAACAGCCATCGTATTAGGTCTATTCGTATTAATCCTTTTAGGAATATTCGTAGCAATCGCTACAGGAACTGCAATGGCAGCAGAATGGAAGGAGCTGTTATTGTTATTATTAGGCGCATTCATTGGTAGCTATGGTAAAATTATAGACTACTACTACTCTGATGCTGACAAAGACAAAATGTTAGTACAGAAGATGGACGAGGAAGATGGTGTTACTTTATCGCATACAAACGATATGAAGGAAACAAACAAAGTTCCAACACCAATTATACCTGATGCATTTATCAAAGGTGCTGAAGCAGCAAGAGATTTAGCTGTTACTGAGAACAGACAAAACTTTGAGTTAAAGAAGGACGAGCAAGAGCACAGACAAGAAATGGAGAAGTTAGAATTTGAATACCACGCACACAGACAATGTGAGCACGTGTGGGGTGATTCTGACGGAGACGGAGAACTTGAGTGTCAAAAATGTGGACTTTTGAAAGACAAATAAAGAACATAAGTCAGAAATGACAATATTTGACTCATATATCAATCAATTTTGAGCCGTTTATTAATCATATTCGGCTCATTTTTGAGCGATAAACACAAATTAAATGAACGACAAATGAGACTATTCGTAATTACATTGTTATTACTGTTTACTGTAAATAGTAAAGCACAGGTAGCATCAACAAAGACAGAGAACTATAAGGCTAGCTTTGAGACTAAGATTGACATCAGTCAATATATGGACTACGATGGCCCTACAATACCTATTCAAATACTTAAATGCGGAATATCAGATGAAATGTATGAACAATACCCAGAACTCAAAGAGAAAAGAGTTGGACTTGGTGTCGCAAACATCTCTATGGAGTACCTTGAAAATCTCAATCGTTTCACTTTCACAGAAGACAAGACAGAAATTAAGAACCGAATGGTCAAGCAATTCCAAGCCTCACAGGCAGGAATCTCTCAAGATAAGTTGGACGGAAGAGGAAAGATTAGACTAGCACATTACTTCGTAGAAATTGAATGCTACGATTATTCTGTTTCAGAGGATGAAGAAATCAGAGTGAAGGATGGTATCAAGGAAACAGTAGTTACAAGAATAGGATTACAAGTAAGATTTACCAATGCAGAGACAGGAGAAATTATAGCAGCATCAGGATTAGGCGAAGCTAAGACTACAAGAGAAGCAAGCCTATTGAATGACACTAACTTAGACCCTGTTAAATTTAACCAATCTACTATAGGAACAGCCACAAAGAAAGCAATAGATATTGCGTGTGCTCGCATCCTACAAAGAATGGTTAAAAAGAATGTCTTTACGAAATAGAATAAAATTCTGTACAATTTTCTGTACGCTTTTTTGTACGGTACGATTAAACGCACAAGTTCTTACAAATACATTTGTAGACCCTTGTACTAAGAAAGTTACAGTCTTTGTAGTGCCTTTGCAGGGTACTACATTGGTGTTTATGAATAAGTCAAGGTACATTACAGCTGAAGATGTACGCTCAGGTGCCCTAATGCAGTGGGTAAATCAGGTATATGCAGAATATTCAGCTCCTTGCCCTGTCAATCAACTAACTCAACAAATCACACAACAAACAGTTTCAGCATCAGTATCGGCTGCCGTTAGTAGTGCGGCTTCATCCGCTGCCTCATCTGCAGCTTCTTCTGCTGCCTCAAGTGCTGCTGCGAGTGCTGCTAGTAGTGTGAGTGTTCCAACTCCTGCTCCTGCTCCTACGCCATCTGCGCCATCTTCTAGCACACCAGCTCCTAGCCAAAGCAGTAGTAATTCTAGTTCTAGTTCGTCCGAAAGCAAGTCTAGTTCTTCTGAAAGCAAGTCGGAAGCAAGCAATGAATCCAATAGTGAAGAGTCCAAGTCCGAAAGCAAATCCGAGAGTAAGAAAGAGGAGAAAAAGGAGAGTAAGAAGGAAGAGAAAAAGAAGAGTAATGCCAAGGCTGGTCAAACGCCTCTTATATTTTCTTCGGATATGAGTAGTGTTAAGCAATTGGATGGGGATTTTAATTTAATGGCCAATCTGGGCGTTTCTAGAGCCTCTATGGCAGGTGATGTATCTTATGGTTCAACGCTAACCATCTTCTCAAATTTAAAACAATTTGCGCTTTCTACACGCTATTCTAAGATGGATATACAAAATGGGCAGTTATGTGGTATTGGAACAATGTCCTATACCCTAGCCTATAATGCAGGGAGTCTGTTACATATTGCAGGAAATTCATATGTGATGATGAAGAACAGCTATATCTATGGCTATGCGTTAAGCATTATCAATACATCTATACCCTTTGAGGATAATAAACAGCAGTTTTGGACGTCCTCTATAGTGGTGTTTGGTATGAAGCCATTCACCTACAGCAAAAGACTAGGCATTACGCCTGAAGTTTTCCTTATGTCTAGCCCTATATCCTACAGCTCAAAATCAGACGATTTAACGACCACAAGTCAGTTATCCTATATAGTTGGGTCATCTTTTGACGTAGCACTCTCAAAACGCTTTAAATTAGCCTTAAACGTGAAATATATGGGGCCTGTGCATACAATAGGGCTGTTAGTCGGTACTAAATTTAATTTGTAAATTTGCCATATGAAATTACTTAAACCAGCATTATTGATGATAGTTGGAGCTTTGGCTCTAAACTTCTTTATCAATGGGTTCCATAATCCCTTGAAGCCCAATATAAAATACGTGGACGGTAAGCCTTACGAGGTTATCAAGCACGAGATTGATACTATTGATATCGTAAAGACTAAGGTAATTACGAAGCAAGGTAAAGACATCTACCACGATACGACAATTTTCGTAGAAGTTCCTATGAACGTGGATACGATAGCTATTATCAAGAACTACTTTGCTAAGAATGTATACAAGGATACCTTGTACTTACCAGATAGCTTAGGTTACATTATTATGCTAGATACAATCAGCAAGAATACGATTGAGGCTAGAATGTTTACAGCTAATGTTAAGCAAAGAACAATCAAAGAAACAACCATAGTTAAAGAACTACCTAAGACCAAGATATTCTGGGGTGTAGGTATGGGCTTTGACAAGACTAACTATATAAACCACATAGGTGCGAACCTATTGATTAACACAAAGTGCGACAAGTTGTATAATATCGGAGCAGGCGTTGACATCAACAAGACTCCGTTTATTAATGCATCTATTTATTGGAAACTTAAATAAATCTTATGAAAGAATTTTTACTTAGAATGTTCAGCGATAAGTCTGACGTAAATCAGAAAGCTGTATTAGGTTTTGTATCGTTTGTGTTAATGGCTGTTTATGCCCTAACAGATATTGTTACAGGAGCTATGGGAATTGCGTTCGTAATTGAACCTATCGTATTTAACGGATTAATGTACACAGCATTGACTATGTGTGGTATCACAGGCGTAGAGGCTGTATTTGGTAATAAGAATATAAAAGAAAATAAGTAAAATGGATTTAACTAAATTGAAAGGCCATATCCCTGACTCTGTAATTACACAGATACCAGAGGTGGCTGCGAAGTTTGGAGTAAACACTCCTTTAAGATTAGCTCATTTCCTTGCTCAAACAGGGCACGAGAGTGGTGGCTTTAGAGTTACTACAGAGAACTTAAACTATAGTGCTAAAGGATTGCAGAATATATTTAAAAAGTATTTTACAGCAGAGAGTGCTGCAGAATATCAACGTAAACCTGAAAAAATCGCAAACATTGTCTACGCAAACAGAATGGGGAATGGTAACCAAGCTTCTGGTGACGGCTATAAATTTCGTGGAAGGGGCTATATCCAGCTTACAGGTAAGACAAATTATCAAGCGTTTGATAAGACTGTTGAGGACAACATTGAAGCGAATCCTGACTTGGTAGCTACAAAGTATCCTTTGTTATCTGCTGCTTGGTTTTGGTCTAAGAATGGCTTGAACGCTATCGCTGACCAAGGTAATACAACAGAGGTAGTTACTAAGATTACTAAGAAGGTAAACGGAGGAACTATAGGTCTGGAAGACCGTGTAAAACATTTTAAAGAATACCATCAACTATTAGCGTAATGGCAAGAAGTATATTTTTACTATTCTGTATTATTATCATATGCCTAAGCACATTGGTAATAGCAGGTGTAATAGAAAACAATCAGCTTACTCAACAAGTAAAGCAAGACAGAATCATTATTGATAGCCTAGAAAAACAAGTAAATGTCAGACACTAAACAACCAGCTAACATAGCTGTTAATTCAGTAACTTTGGACACTATTAAAACTATTTGTGTAAATGCCTAAGAATTCTATGGCTGGTAAACATCCCAGCTATTTAAAACTAAAATGGAGTCCATCTTCTATCGCACGCAAGAGAGCGTATGATAAGAAGTATGCTGCAACTGAAAAGCAAAAGAAGTATAGAGCAGAACTAAATAGGGCTAATCGTAAGGCAGGAACTTATGGTAATGGTGATGGCAAGGATATGAGTCACACTAAGGATGGTAAGATGAAGTTAGAACATCAATCTAAGAACCGTGGTCGTAATGGACAGAACGGAAAATCTACTAAGAAATAATATATATTTGCACAATAATTAAAATAGATGAACAGAAATGGAGCAATTTAAAATTTCGGACGAGGTAGGAATACCAAGTACAATAGGAGCGGTAATTTTAAATATTATGAGTATGTTCAACATTTCCAACATCAATATGTTATTGACACTAGGTATCTCCTGCTTGTCAATTATCTATTTGATTATCGGCATCTTTATCAAGTATAAGGAGCTAAAGAAGCTTAAGGACGAAGAGAAATCTTCTACTTAGGCTTTTTTTGTGAAGTCCATTTTCCCTGTATCGTATTTATATATAATCTCACGAATCTTATCGGATAACTTTTTAGCATAGGCATCTACCTTTGCTTTTTCTTTCAATAACACTTCTAAGTCTTGGTTGTCCTTGTTGGACTCTTCTATTTTTATTATCTTCATAAGAACAAAATTTAAGCTATGATAATAGCAATTCAACAGATTGATAAGGAAGTCCCAAATATACAATTTAAACGTCTTTATTTGTGCTCCCAAAGGAATATTTTGGAAATGATTGAGGATGAATACATTGACGATTTCATTACGTATGATGATGGCATCCCTGCCGCCATTAATGACCCATTCCTATTGTCGTATATCTATGCGAACTAAAAGATGTGCGTAAACCTAGCTATCTGTCCGTATATCTTATGGTGCATAAAACCTTCAACAGCCTTTGGTGAATGCTGGTAACCATTTCGGTGATGCCAACTATCTGTTCCTGAAGGACTTCTCAATGCTTCTATGGTAACTCCCATAATATCTTTAGACTGCTTGTGATGTATGTGGTGTATGTAAAAATATTTGTGGTCAGATATAGCCCACTCTTGTTTAGCTTCGTGAGCCATAAGTAAAGGTAAGTCTGCTTGCTTTGCTCCATCTCCGTGTGTTGTACCTATAAGGTTATTGTGGTAGTGGAAATACTTTCTGTGTGCAGGTGTAACATTGAACGTAACGTGTTGGTCATTGTGAAACCAAGATGCTAGTGTATCTGCCAAGAAGAATCCATTGGTATAGTCGTGATTAGATGGGTCGTATTGTACGTGCACATCTGCAATCTCTCTAAGCATTTCAATTACCTCTACGTGTAATCTACGAGCTATAGTGAAATTATCATACCACATACCATCTGTATCCTGTGGAGTGCCAGAAGTTGTTTGGCGTTTAGGTGTATCAATATGTAATATATCATTGCCTATTATATATAAAATTCTATCAGTCTTGAACGCTGAAGCCTTTTCTACAATGCCATATACTCCCATCATTACACGCTCAACAGCTATCTTATTATTATATTCTTCACCTGTTTCTATAGCCTTAGCTAGCTTCCCAATGTGGATGTCAGCAGGGTCTATCACCAACAAATGACCATCTAATTTAAGATTTTCTTTGTCACGTTTAATTTTTTGGTATTTTGGAGCGTGCTCTTGCATCTCCTTAAGAATATCATCTTTGATTTGTTCGTATGATTTACCTCCTTCGCCTCTTAGATTAATGGAGAAGTGCTCTCCTTTATACCAATACTGTTTTACTGATTCTACAGGTAATCCTTGTGCAAAGCATTCTTCTTGTAAGGCTGCGTGTTTATTGCGTATGTCTTGTAGGATGGTGTATTCGTCAGCTGTAAGGCGAGGACGAAAATCTTTTTTGCTCATTAGATATGGTTAGGTTATTTGCTAAATTACAATTTTTTTATTAATTCCAAAACTTCTAGGCATTCTTTTTGCGATTTTGGAAAAAATAATTTAGGCTGTACATCAGACATACCCCACTGAAAGTACTTCCACTTGAGCTTATTATCGTTACGCCAAAAGCCTTTGGTATCTACAATAACATTCTTTCCGTGGTCTGTAAAGTCAAAGTCTACAGTGAGTGTCATAGGTCGTATAGTCTTACCATCGTACTTAAACGAAGGAACCATCTCGTAGCATACCTGAAACTCAAATGGTATCTTAGCATCTACCAATAACTCATAGAAGAATAATTCTAGTCTAGAGTCAAACTTTAAACCGTGCTTTTGCACTTTCTTTATCTGTCGCATATCTGCTTATATTATATCTAGGCGGTAAATTATTATTCTTGGCTATTCTATTTAGTGTTCTGATAGAATATTTTGTAACCGCAGCTATATCATCTATGGTTGGAAATCTTTGTCTATTATACCAACAATACTCAACTATTTTAAGTACAGCCCTATCTAGATTTAAATCCTCTTCCATATACTATAATTGTTTTTATTAAATAATATTTACCCTTTATTTTTTTTAAATGGCATCCTTCCTGCAGTTCAATAGGGAACTTACTTGACTTGATTGTTATAGCTTGTATGAATTGCACCGCCATCCATTTTATTAGGGTAAACGTATATATCGTCATCGTAAAAGTTACGAACTTTCCCATCAGCATAAAGTACGACCTTCCAGATTGTATTTACTTGAGAGCCGTAGTCAATCCAAGCTATAGCCTTGCCATAACCAAGTGGCGTCTCTACATCTATGGTATTTCTTAGTTCGTGTATTGCCATACTACTGAATGTTTAACTCTGATTTGCAGTAAGATAAAGAACTTCTAAGTATTTCTATCTTATAGTGGGCTTCTTTTATCAACAGCTCCATAACATTATTGTAGAAGCTACAATCTCCTATAGCAAAGGCTAGCATTACTTTTCGCTCGTTAGCACTACCTTCCTCGTCTTTTAAATTCATCAAAGCCTTTACGGATAACTTATCTGTAAGGTATTCTAAGGTAGCCTTACATACAGCACCCATACCAAGCATTGCTGTTAGTTCAGTCATATGTTCTACTATTTGGTTAGGGTCAGAGCAATCTATCTGTTTGGATACAGATGCTTGGAATTTTGCATACATATCTTTACAGCTGTTGAATTGGTTCTCCTCAAAGGAACCCTCATTAAATTTTACGCTTACTGGTTTCATTGTGTTAATAGTTTATTTGTGATATTAATTGAATGTCTTTTAGGTAAGTAACCTACTATCTTTATAATTTTTGTATTGTCTGCAAACTCTGTTGTATTAGGCATATAATGCGGATACCATCCAGCAGGTTGTATTAGCTTTACGTCAAATGAATATATACCAGACGGGTCTGATATAATATACCTTGCGTTTGCAAATGCTTGCAGAAACATATACTTTGTTTTCTCTACCAATACATCTTCATATACAGCCCTTCTACATTTAAGTTCAACAGCCATTTCAAATTCCTTGCTATAGCCATCGCACCTACTAGCTGATTCTATAGGTGTAAGGTCTGGTATAAGTTTACCTTTTACCATATCAAACAGCTCGTGTTCTTTTAGTGTAGCTAGGCTCATTTTTTCAGTGGTTTAAGTCTAACAGCAAACTCTTTTTGGTATAGTGTAGAAAATACACGACCCCTATTTTTTAAGGCATTCTTCAGAACGTGTTGTCCTACACCCAGCTTTTGTTCTGCTAGTTTCAATGTTTTAAATTCAATTGCTTTTTTCTTTCTCTCTTCTATATTAGCTATCGTCACATCGTAAGCCAATATAGAGACTCTCTGTTCGTCTATAAAAGCGTATGCCATCCTAAAATTTACATTTATATTTAAGTAATAATTGGTCTCTATTAAATGGCAACGCGCCATTCATATCGGTAAACTCTATACCTCTGTTCATCTTGATGATACAAGGATTACCAACACGCGTAGGCATACCACCTGTCTCTCCGTTTCTAACCTTGTCTATTGATACCTGCGTATACATCCACTCGTCCTGACTCTTAATCTTTCTATGCAAAGTTATAAAGTTATCTACCCTATTATATAATGCTGCGCCACCCTCTGTATCAGCTGCGTGTGGCATCTTCTGGTTGCCTTCGTTATCGCGTTCTCTCTGTGATGCTGTCGTTGTGTGAACAGATAAGAATATAGTTGTGTTGTATTTCTTAGTGAAGTTTAACATTTCACTGTACGCCTCGTAGTCATAGATGTATTTGTTCTTAGCTGTAGTCAGCTCCATCTTAAGGCTATTGTATGGGTCTATAAATACACCCTTCAAAGATTTGTATTGCATCAAAACCTTAGCGTTATCTAAGATTTCTCCGTACGTGTACATATTATCTGTAGACAGAATAAAGAAGTGTTCTTCTACGAAACGTAGTGATACGTTGTGTTCGTGGTCATTCATATCTTTAATCTTCTTACCGATAAAGAATTCCATTAGCTTCATCTTGATAGACGCAGACTGATTCTCACCCATATACATCATCCAATTCCAATCGTAGTGTATCGCAGATAGGAATATAAGCCACAGATTCACGGTTGTTTTGCCAATGTGACTATGTGCTAGGGATGCGTAGAATTCTCCCTCCTTGAGCCTTAAATGCTCATCCATTTCAGTGTATCCAAATGGTAATCCCATAGGGATAAGACCAGACCTGAACTTATAGATAAAGTCATCGTCTTTAGGATTAGATGACAGGAAAGCTAAGTCCTCTTCTTGTACGCCAATGATACGTGCTGCCTCTCTAAACTGAGTTTCTATTTCAGATATAGGCATCGTCATACCGTGACGCATACCATCCTCTATAGTTTTCTTCGCAAGATTTAAGTCTTGCACATCTTTTTTAGAAATTTCGTGAATAAGTATATTAAAAGCAATGTCATACTCTATATGTTTAGTCGCTACGTATCCACCCATAAGGTGTGCAGCTTTCAATAGAACGTGGTGCTTCTCGCCCTCCTTAGCAAGTCTAATCATCCTAGATGCGATATCCAACTTTCTATAGTCAGTATATCCATCACCATATACGATATTAGCAGCCTTTAATTCTTCTTCTTTTACAATATTGTAGAATATGCTAGCTGAACTATTAACATACATATCAGGGTCGTAAGACATATACAGCACGCGCGAAGGATTTCTAGCTGTAGGGTCAAGGTCTGGAATCAATTCTAATATAGCCTTATAGTGCTCCGTATGTTTATTGGTATCACCAATCTTTATAAGGCCGTGTATACCCTTGCCACTAGCGGATGTCCACAGCGCAAAGATGTATGGGTTCTGTTTTAGTTCTTCTTTCTTAGCAGGTATATCATCAATACCATCCATATCTATAGGTACAAAGCCACTATGTATGGTCAATGATTTATCGTCTCTATACGATATATATTTTTGTCCGTTGTCATATACTTTTTCTACAGGCTTTTTAAACAGCCCAGCGTAAAGTACGCACGGAAGATTTTGTTTGAGGGAAGGGATTTTATAGGAGTCTGTGCAATTACGTATTGCCTCTACTTGTTCTTTGTATGCGCCATCTCTGATGGCCATAAGAACATCACGTAAGTCCTTTTCAATAGGGTCTGTTACGTTTCTAATGTTGTTAAATACTGTTACCGTGTATTGCATAGTGGTAAAAAAACCCTCACGATTTTTAGGCCGTGAGGGGAAATTATAGAATAATTGGAAACTAAAAGTTCAATCCGTTGCTAGCAGGAACATAACCTTGTTGAGGTTGTTGTGGCTGCGGCTGTTGTTGTACATACTGCTGTTGAGGTTGTACGTACTGAGGCTGTGCAACGTATTGTTGCTGTGGTTGTTGAACAGCTACCTTCGGTTGAGGAACGTAGTTGTCTTCCAAGATGTTGAAGTCAGGTTGCTTGTCGTTAGACTTCTTTGTGTTAGGCCACATATTATATTTCTGGCCGTTGATTGTAAAGTTAATTACTTCACCTCTTGGTGTTTGTCTTTTCCAAGCTCCTATTGAGCTTCTTTGTGTTTGTTCTTGTGACATTGTGTCTATGTTTTATTGGTTAAAAATTTTCAAAATGAGCCCCACGTAGAAACGCAGGGCGTGTGATTGTATGTCCGTATTAAACTATTTTACAATTATATCTATTTTATATCCGTAGTTAGTTAGAAGGTCAAAAATAGAGCCCATAGAAACTGCTCTAGCGGCTCCATTCTTGTCCTTATATTTACCACAATAGTTTACATAAAACCAATAGTTATCATTCTTGTTTTCTTCAAGGATGGTATCTACAATCTTTGCTACTTGCGGGTATTGTTTGGTTAATTTTGCTTTGTTTATACCCTTGTTCTTTGTCGTCATATGGTTTCAGTGGTCTATTCTTTTGTTATCAAGTCTACCCTTTCTAGTTTCCCGTCTTGGAAATGTGCCTTGAATGTATACATATACTCCCAAGGTTTTCCGTAAAACTCAACGTCACCTGTGTGGTAGCTTTTTTTAATGGTTTGGTTAATCTTTCTTAGGTTAATATTAAATAGTCCTTCAGGATTGTCGGATGGTATCATTTCGTATTCGTAATCTTCAAAATACAAATAACCATCTTCTCCAATTTCATATTCTAAGAATTGTTTTTCTAAGTCTTTCGTTTGGAATTCCAAATCCGAAAGGTCTTCAAGTTCCTGCGCATCTGATATAGGCAGGAATCTCGTATTTATTTTTAAGGTATCAAATCTACCCATAAGTTTCTAAAGTTTGGGGGTACTATCTATGCCTAGCACCCCCTATATTTAACACAATGATGAGAAAACCCATTGCGAATATACAAACTTTTGCGAAACTGCCAAATTTATTTTACCCACGATGGTAAGTCTATAGTAATATTGTTATTGTGATACTCATACCCTTTGTGCCATTCGTTGTCTTCCATACACTTGTTAAACTTGACTATAGTATTTGAAAACAGCTCCTGACCTTTCTTGATATAGTTTTCTGTTGCATCTGCAATGTACGCATCGTAAGGGCCTTTAGTTTCTATGATAAGATACTTTATAGGTTTATTTGAAACTAGATTATACAATCCTGCCTGCATATGATATTGTCTGTTATAAAAGTCACGCATTAAATTTTCTGGTGACGCATCCATCGTAGTCTTAACTTCAAGGATATAGTCTTCTGCTATACCATCAAAGAAACCACGTACGGGTAGTCCCCACATCTCAGCGCGAAACTCCTGCTCGTATTGATGACAGTTTTTTATCCACGGAGCTAATTTAGGATTAGATAATACATTATCAGCTAAACCTTTCGCCTCATTGTAATCATTCTCCATCACTACATCTTTACCTTCGGACTCTTCTACAAACTTTGCGTATGCTTCTTTACCTGCAGATGTACGTCTATCTATTGTACCCATCACAGCAAATTGTTCGTTGAACTTAGATGGTTCAAGCAATAGGCAGTGTACTATACTACCAAACAGCATAGGAGCTGTTGTCTCCTTTTTTCTGTTTAGATAGTCTAGGTAGTGACGCGGACTCTTAGCGAATTCTTTTAGTGAGCTGTAGCTAAGTGGTCGCTCTTGTAATTGTTCTAATGTTATCATTGGTTAATTGTTTTAAAAGTCGCCCTCCGATGTAGACACACCAGAGGACTTGCTTAGTCTAAATCAAAATAAATGGAACTGCTAATTATTTTACCCTCCCAATTTACATAACCAACACCCCTGTTAATTAATGTTTAAAATTTTATAGGGAGGGCAATACGTTTACTTATATGCGATATCTTCTAGCTGTTTAAGAGTCTGTCCAACTACTATACCTACGTGTAGGTCGTTGCCTTTCTCTATAGCGTTGCGTAGCGCATCTATAATTTCTTGTAGCTTAAGCTGTATGTTTTGTAGTTCTTGGTAGTATTCGGGCATAGGCTCTTTGACTACAAGTTCTTCTTCCTCTACACCATTGCCGTACTTATCTATCCATTTTACCATATCTGCTTCCCATAGTCCGCACATATCTGGATTCCATTCAAAGAACATACCGCTTTCAAGCATATTGTCGTAATGCTTTTTATAATCTAAATTATCAGCTTCTATTGTACCTTTCATAATTTGTTTTTGAAATTCTTTCATAACTCTATCTTCATACTTTTCTATGTATAAACGATACCATTTACCCGTAGGATAATCAGCAGCCATACTATACGCTTAATGCTGTTAACTCAGCTTCTACAGCCTTAGATACCTTAAATTCCTTTCGTAGGTTATTGATGTTATTCTCACCTGTCTTGAATTGCTGTACAATAAGTGACCATTTAGGGTTGTTCTTATTTAACCAAGCCTTATCGTCTTCAGGTTTAGCACTATTATTAGAAGGGTATAATTTAACAGCTGGTGCTTTAAGTGAAGCTGTAGGTGGAGCCATACCTACGCTGCCTTCAGTCTTTATTACTAAATTTGCGTTATTAGTTTCTTCTTTGCCGTGTGTATTGGTTGAATCAGCATCCTTCGTATCATCAATAGCCAATAGGCCATTCAATGCGTACTTGCGAGCGTATGAACTAGCAGCACCTGTAATCTGTGCGCCATCCATACCCTTCTTTGTTTCTTCTTCTCTAGCCCATCCCGTAGCTGAGTATATATTACCTGCTTCATTAGGCTGTAGTCTAGCTGTAGCTTTTACGTAGATACGTCCACCTACTTCTACAATCTCATCAGAGATGATAAGGTAGTATCCGTATTTGTGTGCAATAGGCTTAACAGCTTCTATAATATCTTCTGCACTACGGTAGTTATAGTTACCGAAACTATTACGTTGGTTCTTTGGAGCTTTTAGCTCCTCTTGGATTTTTACGATACTCATATTGTTTATTTTTTATTGATTACTTTGTTGATGATTTCGTCTATGTCACCATAGTCGTTAGGTTTATCTGTATTTACAATATCTCCTAATAGCTCATATGTAGCAGCCATAAGTATAGCTGTTCTAATTTTTTCATCGTTAGCCATAAGCTGTACGAATGCGTTGCTCATAAAGTTTAAAGAGCAGGATGTGTCTATCTCTAGTGCCATAGATACTTGCTCATCGCCATCAGGCTTTGATGACTGCATTGATAGGTTAAATCGTTGTGCGGATGTGTCCATTGCGTTGTATTTATATTGTTTGCGAAACTACAAATAGTTATACTACTTGCCAAATATTTCTATAGTTTTTTTACAAAAACTTATCAACATAGCGCACGTATATATTACGCAGGCTAGTGGTACGGAGACTACGAAAAACTTCGCGAATCCGAGCGTAGTGCTTATATGTTTATTCATACTAATAGATTAATAGATTGGTGAACGTAGGTAAGAAAAACGCAAGTCATACCCCCTACCCCCATAGGAGATATGACCTGTCTATCTTACCATACATACTAATGAGTTAATGAGTTGTCGTTACGTGAGGCTGTATAGTTACGGAAGTCTAGAACAATACTATACATTTAAAAGAATTATCGTAGTTAACGGAATCTTTGCAGGCGTTAGCTACTAGCTTCCTTGTACTCGGAACTATGAGTGGGATGCTTCTGCATCCTTCATATCCGTAGGTAAGTGGAATAAAAAAGCCCACTAGAGCGGAATTCTAATGGGCATATCTTAAGAAGGGTTAGTTCTTTAAACATACCCGATAACGTAACTTCACTACCTTATCGGATTTGTACAGCAAAGATATAAATAGTTTTTAAATTACCAAATCTATTTTTCTGGGTAAAGGTAATTAGGGAAATACTTTAGGCCATCTTTTGATACATATCTTTGCTTTAGCATAGAATTTAATAGTTGTGATATAAGAACTTCCTGAATATCAACATACTTTGCTATATCTTCAATTGTAGCTCCTTCATTTTTTCCTAAGTACATCATTATATTTTGTTGTATAGTACCTTTAATTGGTTTTTTTACCATATTATTTGTTTTTATTTGTAGATATCTCGCTCGTCAAAGCTGTCTGGGTTGTTTGCGTCCTTTTCAAATAGGTAGAACGCTGTGAAAATGGCTACAGCCATTGGTAGCATCAATAGGAATAGTCCTTTCATTTTACGGGTTTTATAGAGGATGATATGATATATTGTCTAAACTCCATTTCTGTGTCATTGCAGGCCATAATAAGGGCTGTTAGGACTTCCATCTCGGAATAGTCTAGTTGCATCATATTTCCTGCTATGCTTATTGTTACGATATCTCCATTATCGTAGACAGACCCTGCTGTAGTACCTTGAATTTCTCTATCCCATAGCTTCCCTTCAGCATACTTTACGAATGTAGTATCATATGCGTCTGAGCGGTGTAGTTCGTAGCTGTGTACGAATGTGTTCTCTTCCTTTACAAATATGCTACCTAAGTGGGTGCTATCTGTGATTGTTGGTGATTGTTGTTTCTTCGCCATAAGTTGTGTCTTTTGATTGGTTAATTAATATATCTCTTAGTAGTATCTCTTGTTGTAAGCTATCTATAACATACTTCTGTTGTTGTTTTTCTTGAAATCCAGATATTGTATGTAGTGTCAAGTAAGCTATAAAGCATATACATACAAATACGCCTATTGCGGCAAAAAAGCTAAGTAATCTTTTGTCCATAGCTATCGTTTACATATGATTTTAAAATAGTGTTTAATAGCCCACCAAATTAGTAGACTAAGTGTCTGACGCTGTTTACGACCAGACTTCTTGAAGAATACAGCGTGTATGCGTATTACCTCATCTTGATTAATGTCTTCAATGGATATCTCAGAGCCTGTGTTTTTGTTGCTGTTGGATACCCTAAAGTTGTGCAGCAGTTTCATAGGTTATTTGTTTATTGGTTTTAATATTGGGGTAGTGTATCTTGTATTATACATTTGTTCACCAATATGAGGATGTCCGTAAAAATCACATAATCTATCTACTGGCTGTATTATCTGCTCTTTTTCTTTTTCAAGTGATGTGGTAGCATACTCAATAAGTGAATCTATATCTGCCATATCAACTCTGCTTTTAAGCATTTCTAAATGCACAATTAATTCTTGCATTGCTGTTTTCATAGGTTATTTCTCCATTTTTAGGATTAGATAAAGTAATGCCGAGTAGTTACATAGGTCTACAATAGAATCTTGAACAGATTCGTTTTGCGCAGATTTGTTTGATGATAGTAATTGACCTAGCCTTGCCACCTTAGTTCCTATTAGGTTAAGACAATTGACAGCATCGGGATGTGTGCTACCTTGGTTGACAATCATACCTGCTAATCTGAAATTAGACAGCACGTCCTCACCTGCATAGTCATAGCCTTTTCTATCTAGGATACCGCGCTGTATCTCAAACAGCTCATTCAATAGGGTCGTCCTCAATTCTGCTGTGAGGACAGCCTTGTCGTAGCTCATCGTTGGTTTCTCCGCTCTTGGCGTTGTGAATAGTTTCTTTAATACTTCCATTGTGTTTGTTTTTATAAGGGCAGTGTCTACATCCTCCCACTGATTTACAGCAGTAACCACGCTCAAGGTGGAACTTCTCCGTAAACACTACCTTCCCGTTTTCTAAATAGTAATACATTTTATAGATTATCTAAGCTATTAATTTCAATCAACTCAGATACATCGTCGGCCATTTTCTTGAACTCTTCATTTACTTGATACAAATCCTTGAACAATTTAATGTTATGAATAATTGTAGTATGGTGCTTGCTAATGGTAAATCCTATTTGGCTTAGAGATAGGTTCATCTTTTGCTTCACAAAGTAGCAATATAGAGTTCTAGCCTCAGATACATTTCTTCTTCTATTTCTAGCAGATAGCTTCTCCATTGGTACTTTAGTTACCATTTCTATGGCATCTGAAATAATATCAACGCTATATCTATGCTTTAATCTTTTCAATCTTAGCCTTAAGTCAGCAGGTAAATACTTTGGTCTTATACCTACAAATACGTAAGGGCTAATGATTGTCACACTCTCTGATGCTTTTGGTTTATTCATACTTTTTTATTTATAACATTATCTGAAACTCACCTAGATTACGTATTACAGCATAATATGTTTTAGGCCCTATCATATTCATATCGTACAGCTCCATAGTTTGATGCTTTATTACATATCTTCTTATAAAAGTATAAGACTCTGGAATATCTCTCCTTTCAATGCAGGCAATCATATTAGCATTCTCTAAGAATGGTAAATCGTATATAATATCCAAAGCTATTTGTAGTTTCTTTACGTTAGTCATTGTCTTCTATTTTATTAAAGGTTGTAGAAATGGTGTGACGTTTAAGTACGCGTACATAGTGGTTCTCCTTGGTGTATAGCATAATGGTATGCTCGCCTCCGTGGTCTACTAGTTGCTCGGATTGATTCTTGAATGTGTTTCTATAATAATCCATAGCTGTATTGTAGTCATTGAACTCTTCAATATGTTCTACGCGCTCTGAGGTATCAGTATCCATTGTGTGTGCAAATACATAGTGTTTCATTTGGTCTTGTGTTTTTTGGATAAGAATATTACTGCAAGTAAATATATTATCACAGCTAATATAATATTGTCAATCATTTATGTTTGTTTAGTTTTTCTCGTAATACTACGAATACGAGTGATACGACTGCTACGACCCAAGCTGTGAATATAGCTAAGTGTAGGTATCTTAAGAATTCAAAGTCACTCATTGTATTGGCATTTCATAGGTGTTAACTAATTGGTCGTAGTACTCATCGTAGTAAAAGTTAAATACGTCTTGAGCCTCGTCCGTGTATACAAGTGAATCGTCATCCTCTCCACCATCAGATACCCATAGGTCGTCTTCCTTAAATTCTTTGTCAAACGGGGCATTGATAATGAAGTCAATAATCGTGCGATGATGCGCCATCTCAGATGCACGCTCAACTAATAGAGAATTCCATTGGTCTTGTGTCATATGTGTATGTTTTGTGTAAAGTTAAAATAATGTTTGCATAACTGCAAATTATATTGCATTTATTTTATGGATGTGTACGGGAGTATAGTCGCCTACGTGTGCGCCTAGAATATTGTAGTCTATCCATTCTATAGCATCCTCGGTACTCATATCCTTTGAGAATATATCTACCATTTTGTCTATATCGTAGACTACCTTGCCGTCGTCCGTGATGCCGATAACAGCTTCATCTAGGTTGTCCCACATAACAGCCTCTTGGTTGTATAGTGCGATTTTTTCTTTTGTTGTCATAATATTAATAGTTTAGATAAATAGATACTGACGCTCGTTGTAGTGTGGCTTCAACTCTACGATGAAGTCTTCTACCTTTTGCTGTTCTAATAGATTAGATGGCTTAATAGTAAGGTATCCTTCGTCCTGCAGGAATTCAATACATTCGTCTATTAAGTCGCGCTTTGATGCTCCGCTGTAGCAGTCTTTTATTACATCCATAACATAGTATGGTCTATAATCTGAAGCAATTTCTTCTAATTGTTTTTTTACTGAATCGTTTAACATAGTATAATAGTTTAGATAATTTAAAAAGGTGAGCGTTGTACGTGACGCTCCCCACGTTAACCTAAATTTCTTCCCAATACAGCAGGTTAGGTGTCCAAGACAGCTCAACGATTGTACCCTCGGTTAAGAATGGCATTTGTTGGTATCCGTATGCTGTAAGGCGGTATTTTTTCTTGCGTGGCATTGATGATAGTTTTTATTGCTGTAGAAAATCTATGTGAGCCTTAGCACCTTCTATAGTTGTCCACTCCGACCAATCTATGTCGGGTGTATAGCGGATGCCGTTCTCCGTTTGGATTTCGTATATCCAATGGTGGCTGTGGTAATATTTTTTAGCTTGCTTCATCGTTTAAATTTTTATAGTATCTAGCTGTATGAATTAAGTCTTGGATTAACTCTATTTCAGACTTCTTTGCCATATCAATAAAGTCTTCCGTTGTTTCGTATTCGTCGCCTGCTAGGTCTATCAATGCAGTAACTAAGATGGCGCGTGTTGATAATTTTTCCATTGTGTTATTAGTTTAGATAATTTAATATTAGTCTATCTCTTCGTATAAGCTATCTTCTATTGAGTCAAACAGCATAATAGATGTAAGTACGCTGTTAGTCTCTGCATCGTATAAGTCTTCAAATACATAGTTAACAGCACATACGTCTGAGTCTGAGTCTTCTCTATAGTTTACATTCAATGTAGATAAGTCGTATCCGTGTTCCTCTTGGAGGTCGTGCAAGAAGTTATATAAATCTTGCGCTGTAAATTTCTTTGCCATAATTATTTATTTAGTTTAAGTGTGCGGTCAGCGAATATGTTTAGCGGTTGATTGCTGGGTAAGTGCAAGAACTCACCTATAGTAGAGTCGTTGTCATTGATTCTAATAAACTGCAATACATCGCCTCTTCTAGGCTTAAGAAAGTCGTGACTGATACCGCTTTCATCAAGCAATACTACCCAATCGTGTTTGTTTAGGTAGTTGTTAAAGCTGTCCATAATGATGTCAATCTTATTGTCCTTGTATGCGTTTAAGAAGTTGACCATACACTCGTACTCGGGTGTGTTCTCTTCATTGTACTTTGATTTCTCGTACATTGCAAATAATGTTTGGTCAATACCATACTGACAATCGTACTCAACACCTTCGCCAAGTACAGCATTTCGTAAGTTTACGAATAGATAAAATGAATAGTGCATTGTGTTATGTTTTATGGTTTAATATGTGTTTCGCTCATTGTGTCATATCTAAGGTCGCTGTAGTATATGTCAATCAATAGCGCATTGTGGTCAATATTCAATTGGTCGCAAACAGCATACCAATCATTTATATTTCTAAAATCATCGGGGTATAAAGTCAAAAACTTTTTTTCCATTGTGTTAATAGTTTAGATAAAATAATAATTGTTTACATATAAATAGCAAACCATCCTTTGATTACGCGGTGCGTTAACCCGTCGGTGTATTGCTCGCTTCTACATTCTAACAGCTGTTTAAGGAGGTCAATTGGCTTAACATACAGCTCGGTAACTAGTATGTCAATCAAATCCTTGATGTGGCGCTCATTGTTTTTGCCACGCTCCCATACTCGCTTGTCGTCTGACATCATATAGCTATAGTCGTGTACGTATACGCTATCTAATAGGTCAGATAAAATAATAGTTTCATCGTGCATCATAGTTGCATAGGTTTTAGGTTTTTCAATAATAGGTTGCTCCATCTTGTAAATGTTTGGCCATACTAATTTTTGTTTCATAGCTTTAGTTTTTAATGTAGTCTAATATTTTGTCTGCATAATAGCTAGTGGTCAAGTCGTTTAAGAACTCGTCCATAGCGTCCGTATAATCTACGGGAAATACTTTGTTTCTTAATACATCTTTATCGTCCCAATCTAGGGCTTGGATGCGTACTAATTTAGCACCCTTGTCTACCTTGATGATACCGCCTACAGCGTACTCACCGATTTTGAATTCTTTTGCCATTGATGATAGTTTTATAGTTTAATAATGTTAATAGTGTATCCTAGGTCAGTAATAATATCTAGGTCTCTGATATTAAAAGTTTTTTTATTCATTAACTCAGTAAGGTATACTGCAGTCTGATTGTTTGGATATAGTAGCGTGCCACCATATACTGATTTCTCTTTGATTTCTACTAGCATAAGATTATTAGTTTAGATAAAATAAAATAGGGGTGGTTGCCCACCCCCGTGTTGATTATGAATTATAGATAGTCTCAAACAATTGCTCGTCAATGTTACGCTGTTGGTCAAAGGTCTTCTTTAACTTGCCGTGTAACAATTCATTGAACGCGTTGTATACAATCCATTGGTTAGGTTGTGTATTCAATTGTCTAGTCTCTCGGTTGATTACATCTAGAACAAAACGAGCGTTAGCGCTAGGTTCGGGGTTCTTGTCACTAGCTTCGTACTTAAACAGCCCCAAAGATTTAGCTGTAGCTTTTACGTATCCATCTAGGTTGTATACGGGACGCTCTGCCAATACTTCAAACTTGCGCTTCAAGGTATAGAACTCGTTGTCCATAAACTTAGATACAATCTCGTCCATCTTAGGCATTACCACGTCTGCTATATTACCGCGGTGTTTAACGCTGAATCCAATCTCAGTATGTGCTACGTGTAGTCCATTGTCACACACCTTGCGCCAAAATCCAAAGGAACCGCTAGTCTTACAGCTACCATCGTAACTATTAACGAATCGTAACATAGGACGTAATACGTCTTGCTCACCCTTTACGCATACTTTGTAGCGGTCATCAGCTAACACATAATCTACAGCAAAGGAGCGGTTATCTTTGTTGATAGAGCGCTGTTTGTAGTAGATGTCAGAATCAATTAGTTTAGACTCTGCCTCGTAGTAGAACTTGCGGTTATCTAGGTGACCATAGCTAGAAGATACCACGTTAACGATTTGACCCTCGCAAATAACAGCCTGCTCTAGGCCTTTGCGCGTGTCCATTCCCGTGATTTCAGATAAGCTAATAATAGAGGACTCAACGAAGACATTGTCTTGTCTGCTGTTCTCTAAGATGTTGTCAATGTTGCGCTCTGCTTGTGCAGTTGTTTGTGCGCTGAATCTTGAATCGTTTGCTAACATTTGTTGTGCTGTTTGTTGTCTCATAAAAAAGTTTTTAATTGGTTAAGACGGGCAAGTGGGGGAGCTTGCTCCGTTTCGGGTATTGAACCCATCCTCAGTTAACCTTGTTTAGTTAGATATATTTATTCTATAGTGACATCTCATTTCGCCATCATCGTCCTTGCTTACCAATTTTAGACTTGTATCTAGCTTGCTTGCGCATATTGTACCTACGTGTTCTGAGTATTCTTTCACTTTCTCTTGGTATAGTTTAAAGGCTGTGCGGAAATCCGTGAATTCATAGTTGTGTTCAATTGTGAAGTACTCATCAGTTCTAATTACTACTGACGTGTGTTTGAAAATTACAATGTGTTTCATAGTTTTAATTTTAAATGTTTCGCTGTTCTGCAGCTCATCAGCGCGGAGTAATTTATCCGCGGACATCGTTATTTTAGAGGGCATTGCTGTCACCCAACGCTCCGAACAGCTAACGTTTTTAAACGCGCCATCTTCAACTACTATGGAACTGAACCATTTCGTCGCCTAGTTTTACTGCCTATAGTCCTAGGGAAACCAAAAGCAGGGTTGAGTTTATGCACCATCATAACCATCGGATGGGTCTCTCTCACTCTTCGTGATTGCTACAACGCTTTACAGCGGAAAGCCTAGCGAGACCATACTTGCAGTGACTAAGTGACTTATTGAGGTCAGGTATGCAAGAGTGTTAAAGAAACGTTAAAAGAGCTGTGTCAGTAGGTCGTCCCCGTTGACATTGTAAAAGTGCAAAGATATTTTGGTACTGCAATCAACAGCCTAGTTAAAAGTTTGTTAAAGGTTTTTTAAGGGGTCAGTATAGGATATAGCGCGCAGGCATACGTGCGCATACGCGTATACGCGCACACATACACGCGTACATACGCGCGCGCAATTAGAGGTAAGGCGCATTTCCCCAAATTTGGCACTTCTCGGAGTGTCCAAGGGTAGACATCCAAACAGGTGGAGACGGGCTAAAATCGCCCCTAAATGGCAGGAAATGTGTTAAAGGAATTTTAACATTTCACGCTGATTACGAAGAGTTTCGGAGTTATAGTTAGTGTACATTTTACACATTAGTTATAAGCATTAGTCCATTAGTTTAGTAGAGTAAAGGATTAGTCTAGTAAGTTTGTAGACAATAGGGTTATCGCTAACGCTTGTATGTGTATTTATTACACATTGCTTAGTGTATATTATACACAATAGCATATCTATTTACCTTTCTATCTAGGTTACTTTCCTATATTAACTTGCTGATAATCAATTTGAACGAAGGGGTACTCGGTCTGAGGATTTGACTTTCACTTAGCCACCTAACGCAGTATTACTATATAGTTCCCTTGCACGGTTACATTCCTTACATAAACAAGAGCCTCCAGGCTCATATAGTCAACCTATAAGTTTACTTTTAACAGCTAAAAGTCAAGGTATATATTGACGTATATTGTCCAGTTTTTTATATAAATAAGTGGACTATAAACAGACTATAGAATGCTATATAATATATATAAGAAGGAAACCTTGTAACACGTTGTAAATCAATATGTGTTTTTCAATTTTTTGTAAAAAAAATACGTCAAATTGAGTTTTAGGCTGCAAAATGACGTATCTTCGTTTTCATTTTAAATAAGTCAATACGAAGATATGAAAAAGTACGAATCGTACCTACATAGCCCTTTTAGGATTATAGGGCTAGAAGAAAAGCATTTCCTAACTAAACAGAATGAGGAGGTATGGCAGCTAAAGGATGGGGATGACCTATACGCTGTACGTAAGATACCAAAGAACAAGATGTCGCTGACAGATACCTCTGCCTATACAAAGCTGTTTACAGATAATCTTAAAGACTTAATGAGACTATCGGGTACTGGGTTGAGGCTACTGGTTTACGGTGCCTGCACTATACGCCCCCTCAGTCAGACCGTAGTATACCATATACCAGATATACAGGTAGCTACAGGCATATCCTCTGCTAATACTATACGAACAGCTGTTAGTGAACTCATAGAAGCTAAGATTATAGCCCAGAAGCTAGGGTCTAATATAGAGTACTGGGTAAACCCAAACGTATTCTTCAACGGAAACAGGCTGAGACTGATTTAGTGTTAAATTTGGGGTATGAAGTACGAAATCCCTCCTGAATACAAACCTTTCATAGCCTCAGTAAAAAGACAATGTAAAACATACGGCATAGAGTTAATGCTTGCTCCTTCGAAGACTGTTGTCTTAACAGATGACTTCTCACAAGATTGCAGTGGATACTTCTGTGACAGAGACAAGGTATTGGCTGTTGCGTGTGGTAAACCTTTTAAGGAATGGTTTGAAATACTCATTCACGAATTTTGTCATCTAGAACAATGGAAGACAGACCCTAGATGGGAGAAGTGGACAGATGCGTGCGGTAAGACTTGGGATTGGATAGGTGGTGGTATCATAATGAACAACACACAGCTTCGTAATGTACTTGATGATATGGTGGAGCTAGAGAAGGATTGCGAGATGCGCGCCGTAGATAAGATACGCAAATGGGACTTACCTGTAAACATAACGCAATACGTAAAGAAGGCTAATGTATATCTATACAGTTACCATATGCTACCTGCTATAAAACAGTTCCCTACAGGTGTACACTTTGACCCTAAGTTAGTAGAGATGGCTCCTAAGACATTCAAGAAGTCCTACCGAAAAGTACCAGATGATATGGCTGACTATATGATTGCGAAGTATAAGGCTAAATAACTTATTTTTGTATCTATGAAAAAGATAATAGAATTCTTCAACAACCTATTTGGAAAGAAATGGGAATACGTACCTACAGAGTACGCGTCTCCTATTGAGCAATTGGTTGAAGCAAAGAAAGAAGCTGTAAAGAAAAAGCCTGCAGCTAAAAAACCTGTGGCTAAGAAGACAGCTAAGAAATCCGCTAAAAAGAAAATAAAGTAAATATGATACCTCCTAAGAAAAAGAAAGTAGGCGAAATGGGTAAACCTTCTAACGAAGACAAGTTTGCAGCTTCAATGCAAAAGCAATTAATGGATACTAAAAGAAGTGCTGCTTATACACCTGCATCTAAAAAAGAAATGGACGAGGCTGAAAAAGGTAAATCTGTTGAAAACAGAATGGATAAAACTAGAAAGCAGGTTCAAGAGCAAGAGGCGATGAAGGAGAAGATTAGACAAAACAGCAAAGACAAGTCTAATATTATGAATATGGTTAGAAAAATAATTACAAAATAAATATAATGTCAGCTAAAAAACTTATATCAATCTTAAATAAGAGAGCTTCTGAACAAGAAGAGGAAGATGACGACAAAGACTACGTTACCAAAGACGAGAAAGGATACACTATGGTTTCTAAGAGAAAGAGACCAGAAGGTACTAGATACTATAAAAGTTCTAGCCCTAGCTTAGCCTTAACTCAAAAGATGAACAGATTTAAAGAAATGAACAATCCAGCTGACTCTACAGCATCTAAGGATTTAACAGAAGCTGAACTTAAAAAGCTAAATAAAAAGTAAATATAATGAACTTAAAAAGAATGACAGAAGTTATCAAGTCTAAAAAAGACCAGGATACAACTAAGATGTATAACAGAGAAGAGTTTATCCAAAGAATCAATGATATTACTTCAGGTAAAATAAAAGTAAAGAACGAAGCTCCTGCATTTGTTAAAGACGTTAAAGGTACAAAGACCTATAAGGTAAAAGACAGAAACGGGAACGAAATAGAAATGTCTAAGGACGAATTTGAATCATTTGTAAAACGTAGAGGTGTCAAAATCAACTAAAAATAGCAGTCAAAAAGTTTCGTTTGGCAAACGCAAGTGTGGCAGCGCAAAGAAGTCATTTAATAAACACACGCCTAAGCCAAAGGCGTATAAAGGCCAAGGACGATGAAAACTAATAAACTTGGAGTAAAGAATAGTTTGGTAAACAATATCAATGCTAGAAAGGCTATGGGTATTTCAAGACCTAAGTCTAAATCTACTATTCCTCCTAAACAGTATTCAAAATTAAAGTCTAACAAATGGTAGAGTATCGCGGTGAAAGATTTGCAGGTTATAATAAACCTAAGAATGCTAATGATGGCGTTCACAAAAAAGTAGTACTAGCTAAGGAAGGCGACAGAGTGCGCATCATAAGATTTGGTGCTAAAGGATACTCTTCTAACTATAGCGCAGAGGCTAGAAGAAATTATAGAAAGCGTCACGCTAAATCAGCAAACGCATCTAGATTAACAGCAGGATGGTGGGCATACCATCACCTATGGTCTCCTGGTTCACAAGTATACCGCTCTGGCAGAAGCTCAGGCAAAGGAGAACGTTTCAGATAAGGATACGAATCTTATCGTATATTTGCGTATAACCAAAGCAAATGAAACATCTATTTAACAAGATTAAGCCTGTTGGCAAACGTGTTATCGTACTTTCAAAGCCAGAGGATAAAAAAAATCACAAACTAAATCTAGGAGACGGAAAGTCTATTAATTTAGAAATCGCTACTGACTACTCTTGGGATAGCAGGGTAACAAATATCACTCAAGGCATTTTACTTACAGATTACAAAAACTTAAAAGCAGGAACTTATGTATTGGCACACCACAGCAGTATGGGGAACGAATGCGAATTGGTATACGACAACATCCCTGACGGTTACAAACTCTTCTCAGTAGAAGAACAATTTATCTACTTTGGATTTAAAGACGGTAAGGTAATTCCTATTGATGGCTACCTATTAGCTGAAAGACTGTATGAACCAGATAACATCACAAAGGGTGGTATCATACTAAATACAGAACCCATCAAGATACACAATAAATTACGCATCAAGGCAAAGCCAGATTCTGAATTAGCCTTTAATGTAGATGACGTAGTAATTACATATAAGTATGCCGACTACGAAATGACCCATAATCTAAACGGCAAACAAGAAAGCATTATACGCCTTAAGTGTATTGACTGCCTTGCTATTGACCACGACTTTGATAAAAGAGGATACTAATGACTGATAAAGAAAAACTAAAGCTGTACGAAGAAGACGGCATTGTTGGTGCATACTACGCACTCAATCGTAAACTAAACGAAATCACCATCCTATTAAACAATAGCAACTTATCTAGACTAGATTTGTCAGATAGACAAGATAGCTCCTGGGAGCGTGTACTTAAGCTGTTTGCTAGCGTTGGAGAAATCAACGACGTTATGAAAAAGCTAAAGATTGATAATGCGCTAACTGGTGACGAAGAAAAAGACAAGACGCGTCAAAAACCTTTAATTGAACAATTGGTACGATGAAGTATATAACCAAAAACAGTCCTCATTCAGAATTATACGAAGCCTACAGAGAGTCTCAAGAAGAAATCAAAAGACTCAATAGACTGCATAAAAATTCTAAAGAAAAAAAGGCTAAGGTTATTAAGCATAAAAACGAGCGTTACGGCAAACTAAGCTATAAGCTGTTTAAGGAGAAACAACGCGTATACGGAAAGGAAAAGCATATTAATAATCTACAAAGACACATACGCTCAAAGGTAGTTCAGGCTAAAAAAGCAGGATACCAAGAAGCTATAGTACAGATAAAAGAAAGGGATGGTCGTATCATAGATATGTATACATTCCTAAACAAGATTAATGTTGTAACAGATATTATAGGTTTATCTTTGAACGAGTGTGCTTTTTTATTGTGGGCAGGTACGTATAATTTTTATGGAACTAACGACTTTAAAAGAGACTGGGAAGGAATGACTTTAACATTTTACGCTATGAACAATCGTATGGTTAAAAAAGGCTACGTTGTAAACGTACCATCAACTCAGGGAACTAGAAAGCTGTTTGCCTTAACAGGTACAGGTATAACTATGTTTACCAAGATTGACAAATTCACTAAAAAACATTTTGAAGATGAGTAGTGTAGAAGTGTACGGAATTAAGTACAAATTACCTGAGAGGCCATCTGTTATAGATAATCAGGAGTTAGAGCAGGAAGACCAAAAGTTTTACCGTGCAGATATACCTGATTTCTTTGAAGAATTAGAGTTTGATGAAGATGGAAATCCTATATACACGGATGAACAAAGAGACTTCGTTATTCAAGAGTGGGGCCGCATAAACAATGGGTACTGGTTTATGAATGACGGTGAATCTACGTACATAACAGGGCTACACTATTTCTATTTAAACTACTGGACACTAGAAGATGGCTCTAATCCAGACTATAGAGATGTAGACAGAAAATATTTTTATTTCCAAGACCACGCTGAATCATTACCCTACTGTTTTGGTATAGTAAGGATTAAGAAGCGTCGTGAAGGTGCTACCTCGCAAGCTACAGCATACTTGGTATGGAAATCAATCACTAAACGTAAATCATTCTGTGGTATCATATCTAAGACAGGTAAGGATGCCAGTGATGCGTTTGTATATATGGTAATGAACGGATACCGTAACTTACCTATATTTTTAAAACCTAGAGCAGAAGATGAAGAGACTAAGACAGAGTTGGTATTCAAAAAGAAAAAAGATAAACGTAAGACGAAGGGTCGTGAGAAGGGAAAGGTATTTGATGATGACATTGGCTTGGAGTCAAAAATCAATTTTAAGAATACTGCCCTTAACTCGTACGATTCAGGTCGTGTTACGGCTTTACTAATGGACGAGGCTGGTAAGTGGCCTAAAGAAGTTTCCGTAAACCAATACTGGCCTATCGTAAAAAAGACGATGGGTCGTGGTGCAATCAAAGTAGGATTTTGTTTGATACCATCTACAGCGAATGATGCTAAGTCTGGTGGTGGACCTTACAAGAAACTATACGACGCGTCTAATCAGTTTGAAAATGCAATGACTGCATCTGGATTATACAGATACTTTTGTCCTGCATATGATGGATACGAAGGTTTTATAGACGAGTATGGGAAGTCTATTATAGAAGCACCTACAGAAAGACAAAAGAAATACATTTACGAAAGATTTGGCATCAAGATAGAAATGGGTAGCAAAGACTATCTTATCAACCAGCGTAAACTAATTACAGATAAAGAACAGTTATCGGAAGAGATTCGTATGAATCCGTTTGACGAGAATGAAGCCTTTATGATTGATGCTAAGAAGTGTTACTTCAACGCAGAGAAAATATACAACCAGTTAGATTTCTTAAAAGAAGAAAGACTTGCTATGCGTAGAGTACGTTTTTATTGGAAAGACGATAAGACTGTAGACTGGTCTGACGATAAAGAAGGTAACTGGCTAATACATAAGTTTCCACCAAAGGAAATGCAAAACAAGTGGGTAGAAGTAGGTGGCGTTAAGACTCCTGCTAATAACCACATCTACTCAAGTGGTATTGACCCATTCAAGTCTTCTGTAATTAGCGGTAAGGGCTCTATGGGAGCGTGCTACATATTTGAGAAGCTAGATATGAAAGACCCTGAGAATACAGGGATGCCTATTGCCGAATATGTGGGAAGACCTAGACTAAAAAGTATGTTTCACGACGAGATGTTAAAAGCAGCTGTATTTTATGGATACAAGGCTTGTTACGAGAATGACGTCGGTGACGATTTCGTAGACTATTTCCAGAATAAAGGATTTAGAGCATTTCTTTTGAAGACGCCACAGGCAGCTGTAGACAGATTCAAGAGAAGACAAGGTGGCCCTGGAAAGTACGGGGTAGCTTCTGCGGATGCATTTGCTATGGCTAGGCAATTAGACACAGCAATATCTTACGTAGAGAACCATAGTCATAAAATATATTTCGTTGACTTACTGGAAGAGTTGCTGGCGTACGACCACGAGAACCGAACTCCATTTGACCGAAGTATTGCCTTTATGATTAGTCTACTTTCTGGTGTATCTTTGGAAAGTCACAAAGAGGAAGTAAAACTCTCTTCTTTACCATTAAAAACATACAAGATTACTGTGTAATGTAATTTTGTACTTTTGCTATACTTATGAGCGATAATAAAGAAACAACAAAGGAAATATTAAATTTCCACCTAGGTAACTCCAAATTAAAGAGAGATACTGAAGAAGGCTTAAAGATATCTAAATTCTTACAAAAAGCCTACAATAGTGGTTATTTCACCAGACGTAATAAAAAGTTTGAAAAGAACAGGAAGTTCTCTAGAGGTAAGCAACCTATGCAGGAGTTTCTTGACTTATTAAACGTAGATGGCAAAGAGGCGTTTGTAAACCTAGATATGAAGGCACCTGCAATTGCTCCTAAGTTTATGCAGGTTATTATCGGTGGATTTATGAAGCGTGAAGAGAAAGTTCGCGCTACAGCAATTGACCCAGTATCTGTTGAAAGAAAGAAATACGATAGAGACGATGCTGAGTTTAGAATGAACTTTGGCGAAGAGATTAAGGGTATGGAAGCTCAAACTGGCGTAAAGTTAATTGCAGACGGTCAGTTTACTCCTCAAGACTACGATGAATTAGAATTATACTTTGGCTTAGAATACCAATTACCAGAAGAAATATTATTTGAGAAAGGCTGTGATTACGTATTTTATGAAAACGGATGGCCTGTAATCAAGCGTAAGTTATTAGAAGATATATCTGAAACAGGTTTAGGTGCTACAAAAGTAGGTACAGGAGTTAATGGTAAAATAAACGTTAGACGTGTTGTTCCAGAGAATAGTTTTTATGGATTTTCTAACTACGATGATTTTCGTGACGTTTCGTTTATAGGTGAGGTATTGTCTATGAAATTAGTAGACATTAGAAACCAGTATCCTAATATGCCAGAAGAAAAGATTTGGCAGTTAGCTAAACAAGCTAAACAATATACTCAGTCTGTTAAGTGGGACGATAGATTTAGATATTCTATTGATAGACCATATGACGATTGGACTGTAGATGTATTAGACTACGAAATCAAGACTATAGACAGTATGATGTATCAAGCCAAGACTAACAAGTATGGTAACCTTACAGCTGTTGATAGAAAAGATAAAGCTCCTCAAAGATTAGGTGATAATAAAGAATTGATTACCAAGGATATGTATGTTATCTATCGTGGTGTATATGTATTGAATACAGATACTATGTTAGAGTGGGGTGTTGCTAAGAATATGATTAAGCCTTCTACTACTAAAGAGATTGCTGATGCATTCTTTAGCTATAGCGTATATATGCACGAGAATTTGGATTTAGAGAATATGGCTATCCCTGAAAGAATGGAGACTTCTATTCGCCAGATGACTTTAGCTCACTTGAAGATTCAGCAGTTAATTGCAAAACTTAGACCTTCAGGTTTAATTATAGATATTGACTCATTGTCTGACATTAACATCGGACAAGCTAAGGCGTTAAGCCCATTAGAGTTACAAGCTGTTTACGACCAAACAGGTAATATCTACTACAAGCGTAGAACTGAAGATGGAGATAACCAAAACGGTGTGCCTATTCAAGAAGCTCCTAATACTGGCAGTGTAAGCCAAATCCAACAATTGATTATGGTTTATAACCACTATCTTGAGCGCTTACGTGATGAAATCGGAGTTAATGAATATAGAGAAGGTTCTGGCGTAAACCCTAAATTAGGTTTAGGTGTACAACAAGCGCAAATTCAAGCATCTAACAATGCTACTGACTTTATCTATGATGCTTACTTAAGCTTATACCAACAAACTGCATTCAAGATTTCATTATTGTTATATGATTCTGTTTCTTATGGTGGCAAGCAATACGAAGACTATTTAACGCCAGATAAGGTAAAAGGAAGACACTTTGATGTGAAGATTGAAGTAATGCCAGACGAGAAAGAAAGACAATTCTTAGAAGGTATGATTCAAACAGCATTGTCTGCAGGTATGATGGAATTTGAAGATGCATTTAGAATTCGTAGTATTAAGAATACTAAGCTTGCAGAAATGTATCTTACAAAGGCTAAGAAGAATAAAGAAAAGGCTGAGATGGAGAAGGCGCAACGTAATTCAGAAATGAATGCACAAGCTCAACAGCAGTCTATTCAAGCTAAGGCTCAAGCAGATGCACAATTGCAACAAATAGAAGCTCAAGGTAAACTAGCTGTTGTTAGTACAGAAATGAAGATGAAGCAAGAGTTGTCTGAGCAAGAGTTTGTACAACTTGCCTTGCTTAAATCATATGAACTAGGAAGACCACTTAGTCCAGAAATGAAAGCAGTAGTTGATGCATTTTTTGCTAAGAAGCAGCAAAAAGAAATGGAGGAAATGATGATGCAACAGCAACAAGCAGCGCAAGAACAAGAGGCGCAACAAACTGAAGCAGAATAATTTATATATTTGCATAACAAAATAAACCAATATGGCAGAGCAAGACATCAATCCATTTGATGTGTCAAGTTACTCAAGTGACCCAAACACATCAGTAGAACCAACACAAACAGAGCCAACTCAGACTGAGCCAACACCTGCAGAACCCGTTAAAGCAGACGCTGCAGATACTCAGACTGAACCAACTCAAACAAGCGCAGAACCTACTCAGGCTGAACCAGCACAAGTAGAGCC